GTTGTACTGTCAACACGTTTAACTCTGTTTTCTGCACTATCATAAAAGTATATTAACTGCCCATCTGTATAATTGTTAACATTAACCAATGATTCTTTTTCAATTACTAAGATAGGAGTTACTGCTGGGTCAACTAAGTTGAATACTGTCGTACCATAATTATCTTTCTCTGATTTAAAGAAAAGAAATTTTAAATCAAGATCTTCACCGACAACATTAACAAATGACTCTGGATTGTCAATAACACCGTCTTGATCAGAATCTCTAAATCCTAATCTAATTTCTTTTGTACTTTCATAACCGTCGTCAAACTTGATTACATCTGCAACTTCAAATGGATAATCTTGTACTAAAGATCCTGTGCCAACATTTTTAGAATTAATACCTAAAACATTTACAACATCTTTTTCAACCTTACCTGTTAAACTGTTATATGCTTTTTCATTTTTATCAAAGTAAAATCTATTTTGCTTTTTACTACCAAACACATAGTTAAGTGTACGTGTTCGTACAATATATTGATCGTTGTCTTTTACAAATGCCATAATCCAAGAACTATCTAGGTTATTATTTGTTACGTCACCTGATTTACCTAAACTAAATGGTGAAGTTAAGTCTAAGTTTTGATTTTGAATAATTTTCCAACTAGAATCTGTATCATCGTATCTCAACCCAAAGTTTAAATTTGCAAAGGCTTGATTAACCATTGACGATTCAAGTGCATCTGAAAGATCTGTTACAAACTTAGGAACAATTCTTGAAGCAACTGCATCTGAAGGTACATTATCATTAAACACAATAGGTCCAATGCCTTTTGCATTGGCTCCTGTGCCTGCGTTTGTTCCGTCACCTGCAACACTAATAACTTTTGTCCAGATAAAATCCGTTGCACCAGCATGATCAGCAGCGCCATTCATAAGTGTTCCGTCAGGCATGAAGTGCTTGCCTTCTGGTGCAACAAATTTAACATTTGCTCCTGCTGTAATGTACTTTAAGTTATTAGTAGAATACGTGCCTACTTTAAGTAGCGATAAATCAACTTTGTTTTTAAAATAACCAGTACCTTGATTAATACCGTTTGTAGACGCATTCCATACAATATTATCGCTTGTAAATAAAATGCTGTCGTATTTTGTAAAGTAAAAATTGTATACATCTGTTTCTGTAAAGACACCTTCTACTTTTTGTTTAATAAAGTTAATAATGTCTGATCTGTTTGTAAATTTAAAAGCAAGTGACTTTTCATCTTCTTCTTTATACATATAACCGTCTGTACCAAATACATTAACAGAACTATATTTTCCACTTGCATCAATAAGATCAAAGTTACGTGATAAACCACTTGATGTTCTATTTGATGCTTTTACTTTTAAAATGTTTTGTGATGTTGATAGAGGTGCAAGATTATAATCTTCACCAGTAATCATTCTATTTTGTGTGTAATAATTTGCAGGTGCATTCTTTTTAATAGATGCAACTGACTCTGTAGGAGTTGCTGTTGCAACAGTTGACTGTAACGCCATTCCAATTGTTAATGTATGTGCAATGCCTGCTTGGTTAATATACTCAACTGAGATATTAACGTTTTTCATTTCACTAGGTGAAATCGTATAACTTAATCCATTACTAATTCTATAATAAGTTCTAAAAGAACCTTTAGGTAAGTTACCATACACACCGTCAGCAAAAGTTAAATCAATCATATCGGTTTGTTTAGTTTCTACACCGTAAATATTTCTGATATCTCCAGTCAAGCTATTATAAGCAATATTGTTTCCTGTAAGGCTTGATACTTTTGTCCACTCTTGAGCTTGGCTTCCGTTTGCAAGTAATTCAAACAACCAAACGTCATCGTTGTTAATTCCTTTTGCATCAACTGCAACTTTTTCATTTGTTGATGGCGCATCAATTGTAAAGTCTGCTAACTCCAAAGAACCTTGTTTGAAGTGCATAAAAAATCCTGTATTAGGACTTGCTGGACCTTTGTTGTCCTGTCTGTAAAGAAATCCTAGTTGGTTACCAGGTGTAGGTGCTTCCTCGTAAATCTCTTCTGCACCTTTGAATGTTGTACTTAAAATTTCAAACACCATTTGTCTACCTGCAACAGTTTTTGAAAAAGTAAACATTGGCACATCAGTACTAGCAGTTCTAAATCTATATTGTTCTGTTGGAATGCTTTGAATAACATCTGTTCCTTGGCTTCTACCAAACTTTGTGTTATCAGACATAGCAGCATCAAGAAGCAAAACAAACTGTTCTGCCCAGTTTGTATTAGTTGGATCGTTCCATTTAACTGTTTGACTTGCTAGGTTACGTCCATTACTGTCAAGTAACTGTTCTGTAGTTGAAACTGATGTAAATTTAAGTAAGCCTTTTGCTGGCATGTTACGCTTTGCATTGTAACTAAGCATTTTAGCAATACGTAGTACACTTTCTTTACGCTCAGCAAGTTCAATAAAGTTTTCTCTACTTGCTAAATCAATACGGAAGGATAAACTTTGTCCTAGAAAAGCAATAGCATCAATTAGTGCAAGGTACTCTGAGCTTTCAATATAATCGTTAAAATCTTCTGGATAGTTTTCTCTTAGATAGGTGATGATCACACGTCTTAGATTCTCAAAATCATAAGATTTGAAATCAGCATTAGCGAAAGTCTGGTATATACGTGTCCAGTCTTCGTTAAGTAATAAATTATTTTGTCTTGACGTTGTGCTCATTATTGGTTCCTATACTGTATTTACCCATGTATATAATATGATCAGTTTATAACGGAGTTATCTCTGTCGAAATTAAACTTCATTCTCTCGCTAACATTGAACGGTATATATGTTACATCGGCTTCGATTCTAATTCCTTGTTCGGTACTGTCTACTCCTACAGCATTTACCTGTATTCTTGGGTCATAATTGATAATATCTTGTACATCTTTAGCAATCATTTCTTTAACTTGTGGTGTAAATTGCTCAAATATCATGTCCCAAATAATAGTTCCGAAGTTTGGATTTTCTAATTTTTCACCTTTTCTAATATAAAAGTGATTGATAATATCTTGTTTTACTAAATCTATATCATAGAGCTTGAAGTTATCAACTGCATTTGCTGAACTAAATCCTTTATACGCATAACTTTTTGCGCCTACCTGCCCTACTGATGCTTGGTTTGCTGATACAGTTTTTTGATTGTATAACTTAGCCATCTTGTTTCTCCTCTCTATCTGTTGCTAGTGCTGTAACAAACTGAGGTGCTTGGTTTTCATGCAGTAACCACGGCTCATGCATAGGAACACGCCTCATGATAGATGTTATTGTTCCGTCTTGCCATTTTGTAGTAGCCCAGTCTTTTAATGGGTTTACTAATGGGTTATCGTATTTAATTAAATCTGTAATTGTTAATGCTGTGTCAGCTTGTGCTGCTCCTGTTGCAGCTGGACCGTTAAGGTGTATGTTAGGACTTGCTGACATAATGATGTCTCCGCCTGATGCAACTTCTGTATTTGCGCCTGATGTTAAGTAATTGTAACCGCCTGTATTAATATCCCAGTTTGCTTGTGTATCTGATCTATCACCAATTGTTTGAATATCAGTAGTTCCGCCAACGAAGTGTCTGTGGTTGCCAGCAACTGAAATATCTAAATCTCCAGAAAGAGGAAGATCTTCTGCATTTGTATACATTCTTGTTTCAATTTTTCCGTTAGCACCAATTAATATATTAGTGTTAAATGCACTCTCTATTTGTACTCTACCATTTTCTTGTTTAAGAGCATCTTCAATTTTTGCATCTTGATGTAAACTGTCAGGTGCTTGATATTCAGCGGTTGCTTTAATGTTTACATTACGACCAGCTTCCATGTTGATATCTCTATCTGCTTTAATATTAATATCATTCATTGAGTGAACACTTACACTGTCGTTCGCAAACACATCTACTTTACCATTAGATGTTAACTCAACCCATGAAGTTCCTTTTGCATTACCTATGTAAATTAAATCTTCTGAATTATGTAAAAGAAGTTGATGGCCTGTTCTTGTTCTAAGTCTTGTGTACTCATTATATGGCAAGTCAAGTAATCCTACGTTAGGATTTGCATCTGTTGCAGCAACATATTCTACTGGTCCGTCTTGTGGTGAAGATTTTCTAATGTAACGATCATCACCATCGTCCATGACAAACTGTGTTCCACCTAATCGTGTAACAGGAACTTCAACACTTAAATTTTCTTGTGTACCACGTCTCATACGTTTACCGTTTGGACCGTAGTCTAAAGGCCCAGGAGTACTAATACCAAATACTGCATTAGGATTATTACGTCTACTAGATGTAGTAGTAACCCCTCTTACATCATCTTCTAATAATCCTTGGAAGAAAAATCTATCTGTTATAGGATGTACGGGCTTTGGAATCTTTTCAGCATCAATTTGTTGATCTCCTTGGCCATTTATTCGTTTGTTAATTTCACCAACTGGCAAAGGCATTTTTGTATTGAACTTTTTCTTGTCATCTTCTGATAATGCAGCTAATGACGCTCTATTGCTTGTTTGATCTTCACCCCTAGCACCTGTTGGTTCTGTATCTGCTGCACCAATAGCAGGTACCATGTGATTTGCAAATCTTGGAGGAACACAAGCAAACCAATAACCCGATGAGGGATTACCTTCTATGAACATTACCATAACGGTTACACCAACATCTGGTGGAACTGCCCACATACCATAACTTTGTTGTGTATCTTTAAAGTCGTCTTTGTTCATTCCTAATGCTTCGTATGGTGTGTGTCCGAAGAATGGAGATGCATAATTTACAAGATATGTTTGTCCGTCAACGTTACCTGCGTTACCAGATTCTCTGAGTAACGAAACTTTTAGTCTACCATTGAATGTAGGATCAAGTACATCAATTACTGTAGCAAGATAAGCACCTGAGCCTAATGCTCCTGCCTGAGTATTATATCTGGTTCTCTTTTCAACTGGCATTAAGTTTTAACTCCGTCAAGTATTTTAGGATCATAAACTCTAATAGTATTTCCATCTCTATCCTTACTTTCTGTAAATGGTTTGGTTCTATCAATATTAAAGTTAACTAATGAACCGTTGGCTTGTCTTCTATATTCTTTTAGGACAGGTTTCTTAGGTTTAGATTTAAACTCGCCATCACCTTTAGGTAATTTTGCAGCAAATTTTTCTATACTATCTAAGTTTAAGCCAAATTTAGCAAGAACATTATTAGCAAACTGCTCTCCTGCTTTTTCTACTTCTTCAATTGTTATTGTTCTATCAACCTTTGCTGGTGGAGCAGATTGTCCTACTTCTGTTTTTTGAGGTTCTGGTGGCCCAACTATCTTTTGGAACCCGTCTTTAGAACCTTCTGGAATTTTACCACCGTAATCAATTGGCTGACCTGGCATCCTAACACATCTTAGTTTTTGTGTAAACTGCCCGCCTTTAAATTCACTATCACATCTCAGCACTTTATAAATTCCGCTAAAAGGACTTGGATTTTCATTTGCAAATTCATAAAGTCCAGTGTCTGTATTTGTATCAATAGGCGTTCTAAAACTAATAAAGATATAAATTTCGCCTCCTGAGTAATTAGCTTCTCCGCCCTGTGTTGTCTGCGAACGTGGAGCTGCTGCATCAATGTGATTCGACTGGCCACTTTCAACCATCCAGTATGTATCACCGAGTATATCTAAATCAATTGTAATTAAGTCACCTGATCCGTTTTCAACAAACGCTTTCTGGAAACTTTCAGCAACTAATGTTTCAACATCTTTATATCCACTACCACCTTTAGTATTTCCGTACAACTTGGACACATCACGTTTTTGTTTTTTCTTACCTAGGTTAGGTGCTTTTGCTTCTGCAGAACCTTCTTCGCCACTTGTAGCAGTTGGTGGGCCGCTACCAGAAGTTCCGTTTAGGTTTTGATTAATTTCGTCTTTAGTTTGAGATTCAGAACTTGGTGCAGATCCAGCGAAGAATAAATTGTTAATCTTGATATCAAATTTAAGCACGTCAACATTTTGTCCTGAGTATATGTAATCATATCTTTTAGCAATTGTTTTTTGTAATGCTGCTGTATCAACTCCTGACCCAGGTGCTTTAAAAACACTGTAATGAACAAAATATGGAACAACTCTAAATGTATATTGTTTTGCAAAGTCTC